GACTATAAATTTTTAGCGCAAAATAAGGGCGGAGATGAAGTGATGAGTGAATCCAAGTTATACGGAACTAGCAGAGTAAGTTATCAGGATATAGGTACTGCTAGACTTAACATTAGACACACCGAAGGCATTAATCAAGAAAGTGCAACAGGTAGAATTCAAAAGATTGGTAAGATCTATATTGAAAGTTCAGAAGGTGAAAGATTTAAATATCCATACAAACATCTAAGTGGCGCTAGAGCAATGGCTATGCATGTTTCAGAAGGCGGCAAGCCATACGATGACTTCGGAAAACATATTGTAGGATTATCTGAAGAATTATATAAGTTGCGTAAATTTAAAAATTATATGGGTCGCTCATCAGTAATGGCAGAAAGCCTAAGTGATTATATGGATGTTGTAAAAGAGCGCATTGCAACAGTAAAGAAAACAATAGAGACACTTCAAAAACCAACACACTACAAAGAAGCATTTGAAAGTTTTAATCCCCCAGTACTAGAAGATGTTCCCGAAGATGTTGCCGAAAATTGGATTGATCAACTTACTATCAAACAGTTTAACGAAGAACTCAAAGATGTATTTCCTTACATATATAAACTAGTTAGTGAAGCAACTAAAGCAAAAGAATTAGGGCCAGAGGAATTAGTAGACGAAGAAGACGATAACCCTTGTTGGAAAGGCTACAAGATGATTGGTATGAAGGAAAAGAACGGAAAAGAAGTTCCTAACTGCGTACCAGAATCTGAGGAGGTTATTGATAACGCATTTAATGAAATGATGGGTCAATTTTCAGAAGGATATATGTCTGGATATGAAAAATATCATTGCAAAGATTGCGGATGCCAAATGCATAACTGCAAACCTGATTGTAATTGCCAGCACGATTCACACGATGAAACAGGATCATGGTGGGTTGATGCAAACGGCAACGGCATACCGGATGTAATGGAGTCGAGAGAAGAAGTAAAACTTCCTATAAGTGAATTTATTCTTTCTCACTTTGATAGAGAGTCTGGTCAATTTCCAAAAGGCGAAACCGCTGTACTGACAATGGTAGAAAAAGAATACGGTGATAAATTTATTACACCTGCAAAACAATTTATTGAAATGATTAACAATAAAGTAGCAGAAGTAATGGGCTATAAGGATACTGATATAGAAGAAGGTGGACCTATTACTCACGCTATTGCAAATAGTGAAGTAGGTGATAAAATTGTAAAAGCATTAGATGATCGTCCTACAAAAGGTTTAAGTATGCTAAATCTTATGAAACTGGCTCAAGAAAAACTTGGACCAATTTGGTATAATATGATTGGCTTATCAGATCAAGAAAAACAAGACTTGGTACCTGTACTTAAAAATATGGGCATTGAATACGATCCTAACAAAACAGAAGAATTAGATAGAGTTAAAAACCTAGCCGGTCTATAAAGATTGAATGAAGTAGTTTATAGGTCTAAACACAGATATAGACTTATTTCTAGCGATATTGTATCATTAATAAAAAAGAATAATCTAAAACCGTTCTTATTTCATATTAAACGAGATGCTTTTTTCGATGTCTTTAACGAATTAAAAGAAAATATTAGACATCGATTAAGCGGTAAGATCAATGACTATACTTCTACACTAGAAGTTAACAAACTAAAATATTTTGAAAATGGCAGCAAAGGATTAGATGTACGCACTGATCGTAGTTTTTATATTCTTAAAATGCACAAATTGCTTACTGATCCGCCAACTAAATTTATTGTACCAACTACTGTTAGACTAGATAAAAATCGAGGTTGGGTAACTCATCCCGGTACAACAAAAATACCGTTATCACAATTCTTTTCAAAAGAACTAATAATAAAAGTTTTAATGTTTAAAAATAGAAACAAACAAGAAGACAATAAGATATCAAAATTAATGGTGTCTAGTGAAGAAATTTATGAGTTACACGATTTCAATGTAGAAGAAATATATAACGTATTTGATTTTAATACTTATTTAGGAAACAGTATTGCATTAAATATACACAAAAATTTTTTTGAAGTATCTGAATATCATCAAGACATTCCAAATTTTACAGATAAAGAATACACATTAAAATTAACAAATACAGAGTTGTTTGTTAACGATCAGGTATTTTGTTATCTATCATCAGATAATATTTGGGACTTCTGTAAAATGGATAAATAAAAATGGATGAGTAATCCATTGATTTTTTTCAAGTTTTTTTAAAAAAAGACTTGACATACTGAGTAGTTGAGTATATTATATATACTGTGCTACAAAGTTGAAAAGGCACAAAGCACATAGGCATAACATTATAGGAGGCACAACTATGGCATCATTAGCAGAAATCCGAGCAAAGCTCAAAGAACAAGAAAACCGCGGTACCAGCTCTGGTCAATCAACAGGCGGTGACAATGCAATTTACCCATTTTGGAATATTAAAGAAGGTGAGAGTGCAACTCTACGTTTCCTTCCTGATGGCAATGAAAATGCTGACTTTTTCTGGGCAGAACGTTTGATGATCAAACTTCCATTTGCAGGCGTAAAGGGTGAAACTGATTCACGCCCAGTACAGGTACAAATTCCTTGTATGGAAATGTATGGCGAGCAGTGTAACATTCTTAATGAAGTACGCGGCTGGTTCAAAGATCCAAGTCTAGAAGATATGGGTCGTAAGTACTGGAAGAAACGTTCATATATCTTCCAAGGCTTTGTAACGGATAATCCTTTAACTGAAGATACAACTCCGGAGAATCCAATCCGTAGATTTATCATCGGTCCTCAAATCTTTCAAATCATTAAACAAGCATTGCTTGATCCAGATATGGAAGAACTGCCAACAGATTATACTGCTGGTGTTGATTTCCGTCTTAACAAAACTTCAAAAGGCGGCTATGCAGACTATTCTACATCTAACTGGGCACGTAGAGAGCGTCCGTTAAACGATGAAGAAATGAATGCTATCAACACACACGGATTATATAATCTAAGTGACTTCTTACCTAAAAAGCCTGACGAAACTGCAATTAAAGTCATGCAAGAAATGTTCGAAGCGTCAGTTGATGGCGAAGCATACGATGCAGACCGTTGGTCGCAGTATTTCCGTCCAAGTGGTATGGCGGCACGTACAGGTGATCCTGTTGCTCCGGCAGCAAGTACTCCTGCACCAGCACCTACACCAGCACCAGAAGCGGCACCTGCTCCAGTAGCAGAGGCAGCACCAGAGCCAACTCCAGCACCAGCGGCTGAAGCGGCTCCTGCAGAAGGTGGCAATGCTCAAGACATTCTAGCAATGATTAGAGCACGTCAAGGACAGTAAAACAATATGACAGCTATTAACGAAACCGAAGCAGAGATTCACGGTTTACCTGTCAACACTTCAAAAGTTAATAGCTGTCACGCTTTTTAGATTAGGAGATTAATATGGCATCAAAAGCATTTGATCCTACGAAGTTTAGAACTTCGTTAACTAAATCCATTACAGGTATGAGTGCAGGGTTTAATGACCCAACTGATTGGATTAGTACAGGTAACTACGCACTCAACTATCTTATCTCAGGTGATTGGAACAAAGGTATTCCGCTAGGCAAAGTAAGTGTGTTTGCAGGTGAGTCTGGTGCAGGTAAGTCATATATCTGTTCAGGCAACATTGTAAAAGCCGCACAAGAGCAAGGTATCTTTGTAGTTCTTATTGACTCAGAGAACGCACTTGACGAAGCGTGGCTACAAGCACTTGATGTAGATACATCAGAAGATAAACTACTAAAACTTAATATGTCAATGATTGATGACGTAGCAAAGACTATTAGTACGTTTATGGCAGACTACAAAGCAATGGCGGAAGAAGACCGTCCTAAGGTATTGTTTGTAGTTGATAGTTTAGGTATGTTGTTAACACCTACAGATGTAGACCAGTTTAACAAGGGTGATATGAAAGGTGATATGGGTCGTAAGCCTAAAGCACTAACATCACTTGTTCGTAACACAGTTAATATGTTTGGTTCGCATAATGTTGGACTTGTAGCAACTAACCACACTTACGCATCGCAAGATATGTTTGACCCAGATGATAAAATCTCAGGCGGTCAAGGCTTTATCTACGCATCTTCAATTGTTGTAGCAATGAAAAAACTAAAACTAAAAGAAGATGAAGATGGTAACAAGATTAGCGAAGTACGTGGTATTCGTGCCGCTTGTAAGGTTATGAAAACACGTTATGCTAAACCGTTTGAAGGTGTACAAGTTAAGATTCCATACGAAACAGGTATGAATCCATATAGCGGCTTGCTTGAATTATTTGAAGCAAAAGGCGTTATTGTTAAGCAAGGAAATCGCTTAAAGTACGACACACTTGACGGTGAAGAACTATTAGAATATCGTAAAAACTGGAATGGAGAATTACTTGACAAAGTTATGTCAGACTACTTATTAAAAGAATCTTCTGTGGTAAATACCTCTGAAGTTAACGAAGAAGTGACTGATGAACCTGAACTAACTGAGGAGTAATTTATGGACGAAAGTCAAGTTATAGATATTTGGATGATGTTTAAAGAGTATTTAGACAAAAAGCACATCGAAATGGCAGCAGAGCGTTATATTGATCTGTGTGCTGACTATGGAGTTTCAGATGAAGCATTAAAAGATGCTTTAGGAAACGATAGTGCTTTAGACTATGCTATAAACTATTATCTTGACCTTGGCAACGATGATGTATTGGATGAAGAATTAGATTGGGATTAAAGTATGGGTTGGTATAGCGAGATATCTCGTGATGTAAGTAAAATTCCTGATGCTGTAGCACACTATGAGGCCGAACTTACGGTCGCAAAACAAGAAGTTAAACTTGCAGGAAATGTTGAAAAAGCCGCGGCAGCAATGCCCGGTATTGTAGAACATAGGTTTAATCAATTACAAGAAATTGAAGCTATACTAAACTATCTCAATATCGAATTGCGTAGATTGCGTAGCTCGTACTTCAAAAAATACCTCGAAAACTATCAACGAGCT